GCCAAGGGAACACCAACTAAAGGTTCACGAGTTACTGGATGGCAAACGCTTTGCAGTAGTAGTGGCACATCGTAGATTCGGTAAGACTGTAGCTGCGCTTAACCACTTAATCCGTGAGGCGGTGTTAAACGAGAAAGAAACACCCAGATACGCTTACATTGCGCCTACCTATGGACAAGCTAAGAGGGTAGCTTGGGACTATCTCGTTAAATACACTACTCCGCTAGGCGGTACTAACAACATTTCAGAGTTACGAGTTGACTTCTGGGGTAGGCGTATTCAGCTATATGGCTCAGACAATCCTGATTCCCTGCGAGGTCAATTCTTTGATGGGGTAATCATTGATGAGGTGGGTGACCAGAATCCTAAGATATGGACAGACATTGTTAGACCTGCTCTGACAGACAGAAAAGGTTGGTGTTTATTCATTGGTACACCCAAAGGACATAACCACTTTAAAGAGTTGAGAGACAGGGCAGAAAAGGAAGAAGGATGGGGCTTACTAGAGTTCAAAGCCTCTGAGACAGGGGTAGTAGATGAGACAGAACTAAAGGCTGCTAAGAATGAGATGGGCGAGGATAAATACCGCCAAGAGTTTGAGTGTAGCTTTGACGCTGCTGTAGAGGGTTCTTACTATGGGCAAATGCTGAACGAGTTAGAAGAAAAGAAGCATATGCAAGAGATTCCTAGAGAGGAAATCAGTAGAACTTTTACTGCTTGGGACTTGGGTATGGGTGACTCTACGTCTATCTGGGTGGCTCAGTTGGTAGGCTCTGAGGTCAGATTACTGGACTACTATGAGAATCATGGGGTAGGACTAGACCACTATGTAAAGTGGATTAAGGATAACGACTATCTCAAAGCAGAGCATATTCTGCCCCATGACGTAAGAGTTAGGGAACTTGGAACAGGTAAAAGCCGACTTGAGATGCTTGAGGAAGCTGGACTACAGGTCAAGATTTGTCCCAGAATGGGACTAGACGATGGCATCCAAGCGGTTAGAAGGTTGCTTCCGAGATGTTGGTTTAATGTCCCACAAGTGCAGAATGGCTTGAACTGCCTGAGAAACTACCGCAGAGATTACGATGAGAAGCGTAAGATTTTCTTTGAAAGACCACTACATGATTGGTCTAGTCATGGCTCTGATTCTTTCCGTTACTTAGCCCTTGGATTGGATGAAGGTCATTCAACGTGGTCTAAGCCTATTAACCAAACTCCGAAGTGGATTGTCTGATGTATGTACAAATGCAGGGTGTAAATCTAGCACCTAAAGTAAAAGAACTTGAATTACGACTCGAAATGTTGGAAAATGCTATTAAAGAGTTAAAATCTGATAAGCCTAGAATTGGAAGACCTCCAAAGGAGAGCAATGACCAAGCCAAAAAACAGGAAGCAAGCGCAAGCCTTAGGGCTTAAAACTTACTTTACTGGTAAACCATGTAAGCGTGGTGGCATTGCTGACCGCAGACTTAATGGTGATTGCTTGTGTGATGCTTGTTTGGAATTCACAAGATTACTAAAAACCAAATGGTCTAAAGAAAATCCAGAAAAGCATAAAGCATGGAAAGAAGCTAATCCTGACAAGATGAAGGCTTACAAGCAAGACTGGCAAAAAAAGAATTGTGTTGAGCAACAAGCAAGGCTTAAAAAATGGAAAAAAGATAATCCTGCAAAAGTTTTAGCTGATTTTCATAAGCGTAGAGCCTCACAGATTAACGCTACTCCTAAATGGTATGGAGAATTTGATGCGTTTGTAATGCACGAGGCAGCATTACTTAGTAAACACAGAAGTGCCATAACTAATGTAAAATGGCACATAGACCATATGATTCCATTGCAGTCTAAAACTGCGTCTGGATTTCATTGTGCTTCAAATATCCAAGTCATTCCTGAAGCGTTAAATGTACGCAAGCGCAACACCATGACTTTTACTAAACCATATGAGTGGGTTAATGCTTTATGAGCCAGAACGAATTAACATCTATATTACAGGCTGAAATTGACGATGCCATCGGGTTTATTGAGAGTGAGACTGTTGAGCAAAGGAAGCAAGCACTTCAAGCATACTTACGTCAACCTTACAATAATGAAGTTGAGGGTAAATCTCAAATCGTTACTGGAGAAGTTGCAGAAGCGATAGATGGTGCGCTACCTAGCTTAGTTCGTATCTTTACAGGCTCAGACAATATCGTAGTCTTTGAGCCACAAGGCCCGAAAGATGAAGCCTCTGCAAAACAGGCCACAGACTACTGTAATTGGGTATTCAACAGGGACAACGCTGGTGTAGCTATTCTGCATGATTGGTTCAAAGATGCCTTGATGCAGAAGAACGGCATCGTTAAGGCGTATTGGGAAGATAAAGAAGACATTACAAAAGAGCGTTACTTTGACTTGTCTAACGATGAGTTAGCAATGCTGATGAGTGATGAGACTATGGAGATTGTCGAGCAAGATACGACAGAGTTTCCAATTATTGACCCAATGGGTCAGCCAGTTATAGACCCTATGGGTATGCCTGTGATGGGTGCTACACACAATGTTGTGGTGCAACAAAAGAAAAAGTCAGGCAAGGTAACGATTGAGAACGTACCCCCAGAGGAGTTCTTGATTAGCAAGAAGGCTAGAACTATTGCTGATAGCCCATTCGTAGCCCACAGGCAGATGTTGACTCGTAGTGACTTAGTTGCTATGGGCTTTAACAAGAAGCAAGTTGAAGGCTTGCAGATGGGTGATGCACTAGCGTACACACCAGAGCGTGTGGCTCGTTATGCAGCAGGTGAGCAACCTTACCAAACGCAGACAGATGACCCTGCGATGCAAGAGATTGAAGTCTTTGAGTGTTATGTCAAAACTGATATGAATGGAAAGGGCATTGCTGCTCTGACCCAAGTTTTCTACGCTTCAAACGAGATTCTTCAAGATGAAGGTGGTAAGGAGATGGTTGAGGAAGTGGACTATGTTCCTTTCCACTCAATCTGTCCTATCCCAATTCCGCACAAGTTCTTTGGTAACTCACTAGCTGACAGAACAGTTGACCTACAGTTAATCAAGACTACTATCACTCGTCAGATGTTGGATAACTTATATCTGACTAATAACGCACGAGTGGTTGCTGTAGAGGGTCAAGTAAACCTTGATGACTTGCTTACATCTACTGCTGGTGGTGTTATTCGTGCCAAGTCACAAGGTGCTGTTCAACAGTTAGTTGTTCAGAACGTGGCTTCTCAGGCTTTCCCAATGCTTCAGTATCTGGACACAATTCAGTCTAAGCGTACAGGCGTGTCTGATGCCTCACAAGGGCTAGACCCATCTGTTTTGCAGAATGTGACTGCTGCTGCGGTAGCTTCTATGCAACAAGCTGGCGCAGGTAAGATTGAGTTAATGGCTCGAATCTTTGCTGAGACAGGCGTTAAGTCTTTGTTCCAAGGCATCTTGCATTTACTCTGCAAGTACCAAGACAAAGCACGAATGGTTCGTATGCGTGGTGAGTTCGTAGAGTTTGACCCTAGAACATGGGCTAACCAATATGATGTGTCTATCAATGTGGGTCTGGGTGCTGGTAACCGACAAGAGCAGATGGCTATGTTGTCGATGGTTCTTGCTAAACAAGAGCAGTTAATTGCTCAGTACGGCCCTGCCAATCCTTACGTTTCACCTGCTCAGTATCGTGGCACTCTGGGACGCATGGTAGAGATTGCTGGCTTTAAAGATAGTGCTGAATTCTACAAGCCTATTACACCAGAGCAAGACCAAGCGTTGAGTAATCCTCCTCCACAGCAACAACAGATGCCTCCAGAAGTTCAAGCAATTATGGCTCGGACTCAAGCTGAGATACAGGCTAACCAAGCTAAAGCACAAGCTGACATTCAGTTGAAACAACAACAGATGCAGATTGATACAGAGATGGCGCAACAAAAGGCTGCTGTTGAAATGCAGATGATGCGTGAGAAAGAGGCTGCTAAGTTGCAACTAGAGCGTGAGAAACAACAGGCTTACTTTGCAATGAAGCAACAAGAGTTTGAAGCAGAAGCACAATTGAAAGCGATGAAGATTGGTGCTGGCATTACATCTAACGTAGAGATTAGGGGCTAATCATGGCATTTAAGACACAAGCTGAATGGGCTGCGGCTCAACCGACTTCAGTTGGAAAAACTCCAATGGAGTATAAAAATGCGCTTGAATCGTGGCAGATGCAAAGCCCTAGTTATGCAAATCCAATGGATTACCAAACTTTCAATCAATATATTGGTGCAGCGAATCCAAGTTACAGAATTGGTGCTGATGTAGGTAATGATTTACAAAATCAAGCCAACTTTTATGGCATGACCATTGAGAATTACCAAAACGCTTTAGCTGGTGACCCAACAAAGCCAATGGGTCAATTCCAACAAGTTTATGGTAACCAGTTGTTGTCACCACTTCAACAAGTTGCTGCACAAACAGCAAGGGGTCAGGGCATTAGCACAATGTCTCCAGAAGTGGCTGCATTGGCTAAAGCAAACCCAGAAGCATTTAACGCTGCTTCACAGAAATGGTCAGATTACTTTAATACAACATTCCCACAGTCTTTAGAGTATGAGAGCGTCTTGGCAGGGCCAGCCAAGTACAGCGCAACTGGCGTTAAGATGCCTACAGTTTCAGACGTTAATAGTCAGTTTTTGTTAGACGCTGTTACTAAGCAAATTATTGCAAATCCAAACTACAAGCCAGCAGCAAAAGTAACTGTAAGTGATTTAACAAATATTATTTCTGGTGGTGTCGCAAATGCAGGTGCTACAACTGGTGCTAAAAGCCGTGGGCTAACTGATTTTTTAAATAAAGGTGGAACTTTAGAAAAGTACTATCAAAACATAAATGATTGGTTAAAAATAAACCCTAACGCAACAGATTTGGAAATGCGTAATTTAATGAATCAAATTGGCGTAACTCCAGAGGATATGGCTGCTGCTACTGGGGCAAACCTTGCTGATATTATTGCTAGATACCAAAAAGCTGGTGGTGTTCAAGCAGATTCTTCTGTAACTGGAATAGACCCAATAGTAGAGGGACAGTTAAGACAGTTAATTCCAAACTTTGCTAAGTCAAAACAATTAGCA